TTCTCCATAAACTGCACTGTAAATTTCTTCAAAATCGACACCACTTCTAGCAGCAACGAAATTCAAAGTTATAAAGTTAATACTTCTAGCAGGTTTCACAAAGATAGAACATACAAATTCGTTTCTATCTATAACTGTATCAGTGTTGTTAGTTTCATCACATAATACTGAGAAGTCTACTAGACCTCGTCTGTTCTTAACGTCTCTTAGGAAAGGTTCTACAGCAGCTCTAAACTGAGCTCTTGTGAATGCATCGTTGAATTCAAAGAGTTGTGATTTAGCTGCAACTGCAATTGCTTTCTCTAATACTATGAATAACCTTCTTACGTTGATTCTATCGAATGCAGAAGGTGAAGTTAGTGCTGTTTTATCTCCGAATAATACTGTTCCTTGGCCTGGGAAGGTAACAATTGGGTTAATTCTTGCACGATATAAGTCATCTCTTGATGATTGTGAAGGATTAAAAGCAAGTTTAGTAATACCTAAGTATTGACCTCTTGAGAAACCAGCAGGTGAGAACCATGGGTCTCTTAATAAGTCTGACCTTGCCATAATACCCGCTGTATGTCCATTAGAGGGCACGTAGCAGTATTTGTCGTTATATCTGTCATATGAGTATACCCAACCACTGTCTAACACTGCATATGAGGAAGAAGTGACTGATGAATAATCAGCAATAACGTTTGTTGATTGTGTTGATTCACTTGATACACCAACAACACTTGCACGTCTTGGTGAACATATAACCATGCAGTCTTTTCTGTCTTCTGCAATTTGTATAATTTGGTTACATATTGTGTTGTGGTCTGCAAGTAAATCTTGTTCGTTACCTGAACCATCGTCTGTTCTTGTTGAACCTACGATTAAGAATGACACGTCTACTGTTTCTGCATCACCGAAATGTGTTTGGTATGCACCATATTTCTCACCAGCAGTAGGAGCTCTTCCGTTAACTCCACCCTGTAATGAGTGAGAGATAACACCTGAAGGTCTTCCAAATGCTGTTGTAGCAGATTGTAAGTGTGTTCTTGTTTCGTTTGCACTTGCAAGTAGGTCTGTTGAATGACCTGACCAGTAAATATAGTCTGATTTTTGTGCAATTACGTTTTTGTAATAGTTTGACTCACCTTGAGAACCTTTTGAGTCTGACGCAAGTGATAAGAAACCATATGTTTCTAGGATTGTGTCTTTAACTCCAGTTAACTCTCCGTCTTCGTCTGAAACTACTACGTGAATTTCGTCATCTGAACCACCAGCGGCAGTTGCAGTACCCGACTTGCCAGGTGCTTTATCGAAAGAACTATAGAACTCCCAATATCTATCTACGTTAGCACCTGAGGCAACTAATGCAGTTAGACCTGTTCCAGCAGGTTGTCCGATTGCTTCAACTACTATTGAAGTTGAATCGGGGATTGAAGTCACTCTATACTCTGTATTGTGACCTGCGAATCTAACGATATCTCTAACAAACATTCCTGAAGAAGCAGTAACAGATATTGTTGTCTGTCCTACTGATTCTTGTGCAGAAGTTGTTGTTACTGCGTCGTTAAAATACGCATCTGATGAACCACAAACGGAAACTTTTAATGAATTACCTAAAGAACCTGCGTATTTTGCAATGTAATTACCTACAGTTCCACTCTGAGAACCATCTTGGTAAGTGTTGACGTAATCGTCATCGTTCTTTAATAATGCAGTTGCGTTTGAAGCGTTTGCGTTGTTTAGTTGAGATGTGTTGATTCTAACCACTCTAAGTGATGAACCATACTTTAAAAATGCTTCCGCTGAATAGAAGTCCTCTGCTCCAGCGTCGGAATTAGCAGGTTGATAGAAATTATCAACTAAACCCTTTGAATCTGAAACTGTTACTACTTCACCAACAGGGCCCCATTGGAAATGTCCAGCAAATGCACCTGTAGTTGATGATACCGCTGGAACAACATTTGTAAGGTCTATCTCTGAGACCTGTACGCCTGGTGATACTTGAAATGCCATACTTTTACTCCTGTTAATGTAAAAAGTTGTTTACTGTTTTATTTATAACTTTAAATAACCCAACAAACCTACTTTGTTTTAATTATTCATAGATGATGTGAACCATCTGTCTCCTTCAGTGTCTACAAAGGTATCTTGACCACTTTGTCCGTCAAAAACACCAGCTGGTAGTAAATCATCTTCTATTAACTTCTGTTGTTCTGCATATAATAAGTCTTTAACTTGTGTATCTGTTAAATGTTCAAAGTATGCAGTTGTTACAAACCAACTGAATAACACTAAATTCATGACCATATCGTCATTATATCCTCTATCCGCTTCCCAACTATTTCCCTTATGGACAAAAGTCATAAGTTCTGTTATAGTGTGCCTATCGTTGAGGATAAGTCTATTTTCTTCTAATAATTCTTTAAGAGTAGAACAACCGATTCTCTTAATCTTTCTCGACATAGTTACACCAATGTCTTCTGCTTTTAATTGACCTTGGACAAAAACATTCGGATATTCTATCTCGTAATGTAATTGTGTTGCAACCATTCCACCCTCTGCATTATTTTCTATAATAACGACTGGTTCATTATAATGTTTTACGTATTTATTTATAATATCGGGAAAGAGAAGAGGTGATATCATATTATCCCTATACGTGCAAACTTGTTTAAATGGACTCGTAGTCACGTCTATAATCGTGAATGTAGAGTAATCCATACCTCTTCCTTTTGATACATCTACAGTGCAAACGTATCTATGACCTTCAATTGGTCTTTCATATAGAAACAGATTGTCTTTATTCCAATCGGGGTCTAATGCTCTCATACCAAGTAGTGTATTACTATTGATAAGTGTATTACCAGTTCCTAAGAATGAGTTTCCATACTCTTGTTCGAATTGTGCTTCTGAAGTGTTTGCAATTGTTTCTTTCTTCCATTCGTCATCTCTGCCAGGCACGTCATACCAGTTGATTAAGAATGATTTGTATTCTGATTGGTCATGAATTGCACTTTCATATATCTTATGGAACATATTACCCACACCATTTGCAGTTGAGGTAATAATAACCTTTGAGTCTTTACCCGAGGTCACAACGGGATATGTTGCAGTATAGAATGTCTCTGCATCGTCTACGAATGCAAACTCGTCAAGATACAATAGGTTGATTGACATACCACGAATCGAACTTGAAGAAGTTGCAGCTGCAACGACTTTACTATCATTTGCAAATTCAATTGACCCTTTGTTAAGAATCTTCACGCCTGGTTGAAGGAAAAATGGAACAGACTCTAACATGGTTACGATACGTGCAATCATTTCCCTTGCAATTGCACCTTTGTTAGCAAGAACTGCTACAGTAACTTCGGGTTTAAATAATAGAAACCATAACAAATATGCACAAGAAGTGATTGATTTACCACTCTGTCTACTTGCAAGAACGACACTAAATCTATTCTTGTCATAGTGATTGATTAGTTTTTCTTGGTATCCACGTAATTCAAAAGGAACCATTCCTTCGTCTAGTGATATGATTTGTGTATAATTTTCTATAAAATGAGCAGGATTCTCAGAACACTTCAAGTATTCTGCCATTTGTTTATCGGTGTATTTTGAATCAACACCAGCTCTTTTTATGAGGTTATTACCAAGATAACCTTCATTTGTAGGTTTAACCATCTTTCTTTTCTTTCTTCAAAAACTTTTGCAGTTCTGAAGTAGAACCAACGTATAGGTGATTTTCAACTTTACCTATTTTTTGTTCGTCCTCTTTCTCCAAATCCTTAATTTTCTTTTGTACGTCTAGTAGTTTCTCTGCAGTATCGGCTACAGTCTTTATCAACTGTCCTGCGACTTCATATGCACGTGGGTGTTCGGTTTCTTTGGATAGTTCAAGTATTCCGTCAATAGCGTCTTGTCCACGTTCTACGAGGTTATAGAGGTTCTCACGGGCATACTTATAGTCCGTGTCCATATTCTCTGCTCTTGAAGGAAGTTGGACTACTTGTGTTTCTTTTTTGATATCGGTGTTGATATCTAAGAGAGAGTTTAACTTATCGTCTATTGGTTCTTTTGTCATAATTAACTGTCATTGGTTTCACTAAAACTTTCTTTAGCACCATCATCATAAAATGTCACTGTTTCTGCAACTACGAATGTATCTGCTGGGTCAACAGAACCTACAAATTTAAGTGTAGTGTTCGCTTCTATAGTCACTGCACCCGAAACTACCATAGATAGTTTATCAGTTGCAACTGAAACTACTGTTGGATTGGTTGCATTTCCTGTTCCAAATACTTCGTCATTTGCACTTATCTTTGTATTTATTGCAGTTGGAAAGGTGATTGTTGTGGAGTTGGACACCACATTTGGTATTTCTGCAAAAGCAGGTTCATAGTGTTTAACCTCTTTAATCAAACCTGATTCTGCAATTTCTGAAGTTGTGAAGTTTGCACTACCAGTGTTAATGTATTCTCTTTCAATAACATTCTTAATAACACTTCCAGTGTAAACGGGGCCGAAGAAGTATAATTTCATTTGAAACTCTAATGTGTATTCTATAACACGTCTTTCTTCATACGAACCTTCGTATGTATCTTCCATTGATACACTAGTCAAAGTTATTGGAACGTCTCTAGTGTCTGACATACTGTCAATCATTTTCATTGTAACAGTATATTCGGGTTGGAAATATGGTAAAATTTGTTCTACGATTTGTAATGCATCGTTCATATTCTTTGCAAGAATACTAAGTGTAAAGTTTAAATTGTATGGTGCTGGATTATATTGATATGAACGTTTTACATTATCTGTATCTAATTCAGATTTTGAATGACGTATCAATTTGTTTTGTTGTCTTGAAGGGTCATATTCAAAACCATTAAGTTGGAATGCCATTCTTGGTAATGAAATAGCACTTCTGTTGTTATCATTTAAGTCTGCTTCTTCTTGTAATCTTGCAAGGAACTTTTGTTTCGGCCCATATGATATAGGAACCTTAGAAATACTTAATACAGTTCCGTCTTCTTTTGTTTTCTTGAGAGTTATATTATTAAACAGTGTTCCAAAGATAGACACACTTCTCTTAATTGTCTCATTGTAAAAATGGGTTCCAAACACTATGTAACCTCACCAAATGGGTTTGTTTCTGAGAAGTCTAAGTATCCATCTGCTTTTGTTTCAAAGTCTAAGTTCTGTGCAGAACCATCGTTATTCATAGTCAATACGTCATTGATAGCTGCAATTGTATCAGATACACCCGAATCTACACCAACAAGTGTATCACCGACTGTAAGTGTTGCAGTATTATGAATAATTGTTGTTGCATTACCTAGTGACGTTTGAACCTCACCAACAACAACTCCGTCCTTAGTTATATTTTCACCTATAGTATATGCAGTAGAAGAATTCATTGTTAATCCTAATGAATATGCTTGGTCTAGTTCTATTAGGTCTGCACCTGTACCAGTATCGAAATCTTCTCCACTGTATTCAAATAATTCACATTGTAATTTAAATACAAATAGTTTACCTACTTGATAGAATGGGTCTTCGTGTTCTACGAATTTGATTTCAAACATTGAACCACTTAAAGGGAAATAAATTAAATCTCCTTCGTTGGGTCTGAGTGAAGTTGCAAGGTTTGAATCTAATGATATGAATCTTTCCCAACTTCTTAATGATAATACAAAAGTTGCTTGGTCTCGTACTTGGACACCAAACTTGGACATGAGGTCTCCTTCTCCTTCGAAACCTTCTGTATTTTCTAAGTACATTTCAACTGAATATGCATCACCAAAAGTTGATTGTACGTCTTCTCCAAGTATAGAATCCTCTTCTACAATCTCTCTTGGTAGATAATAAGTTTCATGACCATACATTCTAAGTGACTCAACAACCAAATCCTCATATAGGTGTTGTTCAGTATTTACTGCATGATTAAAAAATACATTTGTAGGCATTCAATTACCCCATCATATCCATGACTGGCATTTCATAATTCAGTCTAGATTCTTCTTCTAATTTTGTTATCTCTTCTTGTGCTTCTTGTTTCATTGCAGAACCATCAAGTGTTACCCCGCCTGGAAGTGCAATACCCGAAAACTTCGATAAGTTTTCACCCCATTGATACTTAACTAATGCAGTTGCATATTTCTTCAACCACATATCATTGAAAATATCTGTCATATCTGTAGGGTCTAACTTTCTATAACACTCTATAATGATATATTCCCCAGCACTTAATTTACTTGCACTGTAGTCCATGTAGAGTCTGTTAGAATGCATATTATATCTTATAGGTATCTGACCCACCAATATGTCGTTTAACATAGATAAATGAGACTGTACTTGTGAGTAATATAAAACACTCGTTGAAGTTAAATCCCATAAATCGTTTAATCTTAATTGATACTGAATATCAAACATACTTGAAGTCTGACCCGAATTGAAAGGAAAAATATTGATTACACTTAACACATGTTCGGGTAGTGTTAGGTAGTTTTGACCTTCTCCATATGTCTGATTTGCGATTGCTTGTGTTCCAGTTGTCGCAGCGTTATGGGTTTCATTCGATTTAAATGAATCAATCTCTGTTTGAGTAATTTGGTGTTTTAAAAACGTCTTTATAGAACCATCGTAGTGATATTCACGGAAATATTGAAGTGCCTCGTCTATTCTATCGTCAAATTGGTCATCGTCCACGTTGATTTCTAGAACTGGAGCTCCAAGTTTTCTTTTTATATACTCTTTAAAGGTTGCTTTTGAATTTGGTTCTGCCATAGTAGTATTCCTGTTATACTACTATTTATAACGATTTTAATCTTGGAAATAGGTTTTGTTTTGTAGTCTGTCTATCTTCGAATCTATGTTGTTAATTGAGTCCATAATCCTTTGAAAATCTGCCTCAATCTGTTCTCTTGTTGCATAATCTCTTGCAATCTCTTCACGTGTTTTATTGACTAAGATATCAATTCTTTTTTGTTCTGATAGAACATTTCTAACTAAGAAACCTATGGGTAAGATTATAACTGTCATTATGACATTCCATAAGATATAAGGTGATACGACTATTTCCATACCAT